AAGATCGCCACGGCCGCGACCGCAGCCGTCTTGATGGCGCCCATGGCGCTCGAGATCGCGCCGCCTGTCTTGTCGACGGCGCCCTGGAGACTCCCGAACGACCCGGCGGCGCCGCGCGCCGCGCCCGCGGCCGTCTTCTCGAAGTCCTTGACGCTCCGAGTCGCGCTGCTCGCGTCGGCACCAAGTGTAAATGTGGCGTCTTCCCGGCCCATTAGCCTCGCGCCTCACAGCGACGGATCGCCGCCGCCACGGTCTGGAATGCGTCGATCTTCTTTTCGGTGAGGGCGCCCATGGGGCCGCTCGAATAGCCGAGCTCGGCGAGCATCTTTCGGTGCAGGTACTCGGTGACGATGGGCGTGGCGGAGTTCACGAACGGATGGCCTCCCCAAAGTGCCGCGACGCAATGCTCGATCGCGCTCCGCCGTGTCAGTTTCCCGATTCGTCCTCAGGCACGCCGTTGAGGAGCACCGACGCCACCTCGACGAGCACCTCGTGGCGGTCCGGTCCGTAGGTGAGGTCGTCGTAGGACTTGAACTCCCGGCCGTCGCGGAGGCGCTTGAGGCTCACCTCGACGAACTTGTCCTTCCACTGGCCGACCAGCTTCCGCATGTAGCCAAGGTGCCCTCCCTCGCCGAGGGCGCGCGCCTCTTCCATAGCGGCGTAGCGCTCGTCGAACGTGAGTAGCTTCACCTTGACGTGGCCCTCCCACTTGCCCTTGCGGACCACGGAAGGCTTGTAGATCTCGGTCGAGAGGTCGTGACTCATCGGGTTCACCTTCGCGGAGGGGAAAGAGAGACATGCCCCCGGGGAAGGCCCGAGGGCTCCTCTGAGATCAGAGGAAGTTCAGGTAGCACTCGCCATTGCCGCTGCCGTCGACGTAGCCCTCGAGCGAGATGTCCCAGCCGAGGAGCCCGCCGTCGTCCTTCACCTTGAAGTCCGAGACGGTCGTCGTCGGAAGGTAGAAGCATCCCGACTTGCCGGCGTCCCAGGATCCGCCCGTCTTGGAGCCGAAGGCGTAGAAGGCCCGAGTGTCGTCGCCCGAGCGGTAGCGCTTGAACTTGTTGACGTCGTACTTCTCATAGAGGCCCGACGCCTGGACCTTGACCTTCCGGCCCATGACGACCGAGCCAGAGACGCCCGTCGCGGCCGAGATGTCCTCGATCCGCTTGATCTCGTCGGTGATCGTCAGCGTGACCTTGGAAGCCTTGAGCGACTGGTAGTTCGACTGATCGCCGATCAGGAACTGGTTCGCCTTGGCGACGAGGGGGTCGGCCGAGTCGTAGGAGGGCGTATGCGGCGCCGCGAACGTCATGGCGCTCGTCGACGTGTAGGTCGTCGCGCCGGTACGGTCGGCCGCGGTCGTGTCGCCGAACTTCGCGGCGGCAGCGTTGGCCGTGTTGGCGCCCGTGTTCCAGAGCAGCTTGAACGTCGTCCCGGTCATCGTCCAATCGAACTTGCCGTCGGCGTCGTCGTAGGTGCATGTCGCCGTCCGGGCGGAGGCGTCGTTCAGAGCGGTCGCCGCGGCGGCTGCGAGCTCGTGCGGGTCCTTGTACCAGCCGACCGGGAGCGTCGCGACCTGGACGCCGTCTTGGTCCTCAAAGTCGATGTACTTGTTTGAGCTCGTGATCAGGATCGCGTTGTTCCCGTACCAGATGCCGTCGATCTTGAACTTCGAGTTGATGAGCTGGCCGGCCGCGAACTCGAAGGAGCCCTCGGAGACCCGGCCGCCGGCAAGGTACTGCGCCATGCCGCCGTTGCCGGCGTAGTGGCTCACAGAGATCGTCTGATGGTCTTCGTTCGCCGGCTTGAACAGGCAGAACTTGCCGCACGAGACGCCGGCCGCCGGCGCGCCAGGGGCCGCGAACCCGAGGGTCAGGGTCTCCGAGGCGACCGAGTGGACCGGAAGGATCGAGTAGCCGTTGACGCCGTCCTTGAGGAGCACGGCGGCGCCGCGCTCGTAATCCGACCCGCCGGCCGTGAGCACGACCGCCGTCGTCGTCGATCCGCTGTCGGTCGTCCGTTGAGTGGACTGGGTCGTCTGACCTCCGAAGAGCGTCTTGAGCAGCGGCGCGATGTTGGGCGCCGTGCCCTCGACGCCCGAGTGGCGGAGGTAGTGGGACAGGTTGACGCTTGGGCTTTCGTCGCCGCGGATGGGCTTGCCCATGCCGATCGAGCTCTTGAGCTCGGCGTTCTCGAGGTTCTTGAACTGCGGCGTCATGTCGAAGTCGGGCTGGAGGGCGACGTAGCTGGTCGCGCCAGTCGGGATGACGAGCGTCCCCTCGGTCGACTCGACTTCGATACCGAGCACGGATTTGCGAGAAGCGATGCCAGTCATGTCGAGGCCCCCTAGTAGACGTAGGTCGTGGAATAGGTCAGTTTGCCGCGGCCGATGTTCGTCTCGGCCAGGTCCTCTTGATCGAACGTCGTCGCGACGAGCTCGGCGCCGGCGGCCGTGCCGCCGAGCGAGAGATCGTCGGCCATGGCGTCCTCGACGTCCTCGAGCAGCGCGTCGAGCGAGTCATCGACCGTCTCGCCGTTGGCTGCCTTGGCGACGACCTCGATGACGAGGGTGAGTGTCCGCTTGTAGGTGGAGGTCGAGAGATCGAGCGGCTCGGAGACTTCCGAGCCTGTGTAGACGTTGATCACCGGCAACTTGTCCTCGGTGATCGACATGGAGCGGTTCGAGTAGACACGGCCCGCGGCGACGACCGCGGCGTTTCCGAGGAGCGTCACGACTGCGTCCCGAATGGATTTACGTCCGTGCGTCACGTCGCTCTCTGAAGCTGGAGGCTCACGCCCCCCTGGCCGTCGTCGCGGAAATCCGTCACCACGTAGCTCACGGTCCGGATCACCACTGCGTCGCCCTGGGAGGGCTCGAAGTCGTCGCCCAGGTCGGCCTTCCGGATCCCGAGGGTCGGATCCTTCGAGATCACCGGAAGGCCGCCCTCGACCACGACGGACTCGGCGGAGAAGATGCCCTGGATAGTTGAGACCGAGCCGCCAGCCGGCGTGTAGGAGACGCTCTCGCCGAACGTCGTCCTACACGCCTTCATGGCTCTGTCGGTCAGGTCGCTGAAAGACACTTTGACCCCTCAGGTGGATGGGTCAGGATCAGGCGTTCGGGATGAGGCCGTTCTCGACGAGGATCGCGCGGACCGCGACGTTCGCGACGTCCTGCGCGTCGAGTCGTGCTTCGATCTCTGCGCGGAGCGTCACGAGATACGTCTGGACGGCGGCCTCGTCGGCGAAGGTCCCCGGGACCGCCGTCAGGTTCGTGCCCGCCGCGAAGGCGTAGGTGCCGGCCGCGGTCGAGGGCGCGATGCCCGGGACCAGGAGGACCTTGCCGGTCGTGACGCCGGCGCCGGAGCCCGCGACCTCGTAGGCCACGCCGCCGAGGACGAGGCCGTCGGCGACGGTCTTGGTCCAGCGGGAGTTGCCGTCGTCCCAGTAGAGCTTGTCGCCGACCGCCCAGGCCTGGCTCCCGACCTTGACCTGAGTGTGGACGCCGGTCCGCGCGAAGGCGCAGGTCACGCCCTCGGCCGCCGTCGACAGCGCGACGAGGATCATCCCGCCGATGACGTAGGTCAGGCCCGACGTGACGCCGCCGCTGGGCGCGGCGCACTGGACGATGTCTCCCGAGACGTAGCTCTTAGTCGTCATATGAAGATCTCCCTAGAGAGTTGGATTGAGATGGACGGTACGTACCCGGGGATGCGCCGACCCGCGGGAGAAGCCCGCGGGTCGAGTCGTCAGGCGGATCAGGTCCCGCCGTCGTTCATGAACATCGTCCGCCAGTCGAGCGCCTTGGCCGCGACGTCGTGGGTCGCCTTGACCTTGAGGCCGTCGACCTCGAAGCCGAGCTGCGTCTCGATGTGCGGCGCGCGGACGCCGTCGAGCGTCGCGAGCTCGATCGTGTCCCAGCCTTCCTTCGGGTCGGCGATGAGGAACCACTGGTTCGCATCGTCCGAGTCGAGGCGCGCGTCGTCGATCACCTGGAGGCGACCCGCGTAGGGGTTCACGCTCGAGGCGGCGCTCGGCGGGATGACGCTC